TATAAATATACTAAATTTTTCTTCTTTTTCTACAATATCACATATAATATGGCCACCATATACTTCTTGACCAACCGCATAATGCATTGCAGAGTCTTTATAGTCTCTACCTACACTTATTTTTCTAATTAAATTCATATTTTATTTTTTAAATATACTCGCTGCTTTTTCTCCACTTCGTCCTCCAAAATAGGCTAATACAACTGACATCATAACTTTTTCAAAAGTATCGTTCCATGTTTCACCTATATGGAATGGTATTGATTCTACACTATCTAATATTCCGGCTAATGAAAATATAACAATACACCACACTAAAACTAGCGGGCGTACATTTTTCGAAAGCCATGAATCTGACATAGAATCTGCTTGCCATCTTGAAGTGATGCTTTCCATTTCTTTATTTTGTTGTTCAAATATAAGCTGTTGTAATTTTATTTTATCGTCATTACTTACGTCAGATTTACCTATTGCTGCTATAGCTTCTGCCGGTGTTGAAGCTCCACTAATTAAATTACCTAAAGTAGGGTTTACTAACGATGCAGCACCGAATAAAAGTTTACCTACAGTAGTTTGTGCAAATTTCTTTTTTTTATCACTCATTTTATTTTATTTATATGGAAACATTTTATTTAAACGTTTTTTTCTACCTTCACAACCACATGGAATATTCAAACCTTTAGAAACTTTATCTACAATAGTTTTAATGCCACTGGCTTTTGTTATTTTTTCTACAGTATCTCCTAAACCTTTTGATTTCATATTTTAATCTAATATTGATTGTAAAAAATTAATTCTATTTCTTTTAGCTAATCCTGGATCTTCTTTTTTATTTTCTTCTTGAAAATCTATTCCTCTAAAAAGCATTCCTCCTTTAAATTTACCTTCTTTTTTTGATTCTAACAAATTTTGCTCAAACCATGCACCAAACTCCATGTTTTGGTTTTTATAAGGATTAGGACCCCTTGTTGAAAATTTAGTTTTATAAGCTAAACCTAAAATAGCATCTAAACCAGAAAGGTGAGTTGGGTTTGTAGGTGATTCTTGACCAAAAGCAAAACCACGTGTTCCTGGGGCTATTGTTGGCACTTTACCTACAGGATACTCTGTTGCGTGTAAACCTTCATGTAACAATATGTTTTCAACATTGTCAATACTTTCTGAAGGGAGGAAAAATGCTGAACCCGTACCTCGATTTTGAGCCATTCTATGACTTAAATGAATTGTTTTTGAACCAACATCATATGAACCTATAGTGCCAAGGCCTGTGAATTTTCCTTTTTCATCATGAAAAACAGGTCTTGATAAACCAAAGTTTAATTGTTCCTCTAAATTATATCTATTAAAATCTCTAGCATGATATGAATACTTATCTGTGTTATATTTTCCTCTAGATTTATCTAATTCATTTACTTTTATAAAATCTTTATCATTTGTGTCTAAAACGGTTCTATAAATATTTTCAGGATAATATTTATCATAATATTTATCATACGCGTAGTATCCTTGTCTAGGATTATGTTGAATTTGATACGTATTTTCATTTTCTTCACTTCGATAAGAATAATATTTTTGATTAATATTAGAAACTGAATCTTTAGGTTTTATTTTATTTCTAATGTTAATGAAATTATCTATTTTATCAAGTATACGATTATTGTATGATTCTTCTGATAATACACTATATGTATCAAAATTTACATTTTCATTTATTAATTTGATAAGCTTTTTATTTCTTTCTTCTGAAAATCTTTTAATTAATGCATTGTTTTTTATTTCACCTAAATTAAAGTTTAGTATTGTACGATTTTTGTGATAATTAGGATCATATCTTTCTATGCTCTCACTTTTTTCTATACCTTCTTTATTAAAAAAATCTCTATATCTCAATGCTAATTTTAATCTATTAGATTCTTTTATTTTTAAATTTGATTTTGAATTTTTTTCAAAAAATTGTTTATAATTTTGATATTCTTCTTGCGTGGGCGCTTTGTCAAAATCTATATTATCAGAAAAATATGTTCTTTTATCCTCGTATTTAGGTAGTTTGTTTTTATCAATTTTTTTAGTTACCAATGAATTAACAGATCTTTTTAATCTTGGTTTGGCTTTAAATTTTTTTAATAATTTAAGTATATTAGGATCTAGTTCTTCCATTTATTTTTTTGATAATTTATACTTACCTTTTTCTTCTTTTATATATCTTCTATCATATATTTCAAATTCATCTACTATACTTTCTAATGGTCCTTTAAAATCATACTTATCATATATAGATATATATTTTTCTTTTTTATCTTTATCATATCCAACACTAACTTGAAAATTTTGTAGTGGATCTATTCCTTCAAATTTATCAGAATCCATAAAACCTTCACGTATATAAGGAGTAAGTCCCTCTATACTCACGGTATCACCTACTTTTTTGTTTTCTATTTTTTTTAATAATTTTTCATAATCAATAACATCATCACTTAAAGCATAATATTTAGCATTAGGGTTTTTTGATTTAGTAGGTTTAAATTTATTTTGCTTAATAATATATTTATTTTTAGTTTCTAAACCTAAAGACATAGCCCAAGCTTCATCACCTATTGTATAATCACCATCTTTATCTAAAGAAGGAGGAGTTGTGTTATTTATTCCTAATTTTTTACCCATTAAACTAATCATTGTAGTTGTCATAGTAGTAATGTTTGGATAACTCAAGGGTCTTACATTATCAAATATAAACTGTTTATTCTCTTTTGATATATCAGAAAAATCTGTGTATTGAGACATTTTATCCATTATAAAATCGCTAACATTGTCCACTGCTTTAGCACCACGCTTTAATGCTGGAAAAACAATATCATCATCTAAAACATTACCACCTCTTCCTGAATTAGAAAATTGTAAATCTTGTATTTCGTTTATTTGATTTTTAATTAAACTATTACCAAAACCTATATTATTATTTATAGATTTGTTTTTTTTAAAATTTTTTATAAAATCAAATATTTCAGGATCAAAGTTTTCCACTATTTTTTCTTATTAGGAACACAATTAGGAACATTTCTACCGCCTTTTTTCTTCATTCCTACCATTTGGTAACCTTTCCAACATGGATTTTTTTTTGATTTCTTTTTTGCCATAATTATAATTTTAACATTTCCAACGTCTTCTAGCTGCTTTACCTCTTTCACCTGTCCAACCTTTTGATCTAGCACAAAAAGATTTTCTACGTTTAGCTGCTTTGCTGCCTTTTTTTACTTTACCTGTTACAGCTGTTTTTAATTTACTACCAGGATTATTTTTTCTATACTTTTTCACACCGGCTTTAGTCATACCAGCACCTTCTTTAACAGTACGAAAGTTTCTACTTTTACCTTTAGTAGTTTTTCTTACTTTTTTAGCAGGCATTATTTCTTAGATTTTTTCTTAGATTTTTTCTTTGAGATTTTTTTAACTAATTTTGATTTTTTTCCGTAAGGCATAATTTTAATTTTAAGGGTTAACGTTCTTTATCTTTTATCATATCATCTAAAGCTTTATTAAAAACTTTATCAGTATATGATTTATTTTTATAAAAAATATTTTTTCTAGTTACAGGAACATCTTCGTCACCCAATAATATCCTGTAAACTCTACTAATTAATTGTTTTGTTTTAAAAGAAACACAATATATACTATACTTTATAGTTGTTCTATTTCTATTTCTCCATACATCTATCCAACCTTCATCACGTAATCTTTCCCAACGATGTTTATCCCAACTGTAAGTGTAAACACCATCTTTAAAATCTTTTATAGAAAATCTATTTAAACAATCTAAATATATAAGAAGTTCTAAGTCTGCTTCTTTTATTTTATATGTTTTACAAGCCCACTTTCTAACTATTCTATAATATTTTAATATTTGTAATTCTTTTAAATCACTTGAAGAGAGTTTCATATAACAATAACAACGTCTTGTTGTCTAATAACATAATATGTTTTATTATTATATTCAACCATATGGCCAGCATGTTTATCATAATAAATTTTATCATTTGTTTTTAAACCATCTGTTTGGTTGCCAACACTTATTATGTGACCTTTTAAATAACGTATATCTTTTTTATCATTATTAGTTAATATTAGTCCATTAACTTTTTTTGATTCTTCTTTTATTTTTTCTATTATTATGTAATTATTTATCGCCTGCATCAATTCTCATATTAGAAATTACACAATCTGCAGATATTATAGTGCTAACAACACTGACTGCGTTTTTTAAAGCTGTTTTTGTAACTAATACAGGATCTATTATTCCAGCCTTTAACATATTAGTTTCTTTACCATTTACAACATTTATTCCAAATCCTTTTTTATTACTCTCTACGTATGGTAAACCAGCATTTTCTATTATAACAGAATAAGGATATTTTATTGAGCTTAACAATATTTCTTCTCCTATATTTTCAGCTTTAATTTTTTGTGATGCATTTAAAAGTGCAACTCCACCTCCTGGAACAATACCTTCTTGTAGCGCTGCTTTAGTTGCATATATTGCATCTTCTACTCTGTCTTTTTTTTCTTTTAACTCTACTTTTGAATCAGCACCAACTTTTATAATAGCAACAGAACCTGTCAACATCGCTATTCTTTGTTCTAATTTATTTTTTATAAAAGCATTAGTTTCTATTTCTATTTTGCTATACACACTTTTTATTCTTTCTTTAGCTTCTTCATTAACTTCTTCTATAGTAAGAACAGTGTTTTTATCATCTGTAATGGACTTTAAGCATTCACCTAATACATCAGGTTGGATTAAATCTAAATCATCTCCTAATTGCTCATCTATTATTTTAGCTCCGGTTAAACAAGCTAAATCTTCTATTGTATCTCTTTTTGTAGAAGCAAAACCAGGAAGATCAACAACATTGACCTTAATATTACCTTTAACTTTGTTAGTTAATAACGCAGACATAGGCTGTTGATCTACAGAGGCTACAATTAGTAAGCTTCTTTTTGTTTTAATTATATGCTCTAAAACTGCTTGTATTTTTCTAATGTTAGTTATTGGAGAAGCTACTATTAACACATAAGGATTTTCTAAAACAGATTTATCTTTATTTTCATTAGTAGTCAAATGATTAGATTTTAAACCAGAGTCAAACTGTATACCTTCTACATTTTCGTAGTAAGTTTTTTCAGTCTCCGACTCTTCCATTAATACAACTCCGTTTTTTCCAACTTTATTATAAGCATCCGCAATTATAGAACCTAAAATATTATCATTGTTAGCTGATATAGTACTCACATCCTTGAGCTTATCATGTTTAACATCAATAGAGATTTTATCTAGATAATTGTTTATTTTAAATAAACCAGTTTGTAAACCTAATTTTATATCTCTTATATTATATTTTTCTTTTTTAGAATTCTTCAAAAGTGAGTAAGCAAGGACGGTTGCCGTAGTGGTACCGTCTCCTGCTTCTTTCACTGTATTTTTAGCAGCTTCTTTTAAAAGTGTTGCTCCTATGTTTTCTAAAGGATCAAATAATATTACTGATTCAGCTACAGTTACACCATCTTTAGTTATAACTGGTTTACCTAATGAATCTTCATATATTACGCATTTTCCTGAAGCTCCTAGTGTAGACTTAACAGCTTGTGTTAATTTTTCTACACCTATCATTATCTTATTGTTAGCATCTGCCCCGAAAGACAAATCTTTAACTATCTCACTTGGGTTATTATATTCCATTTAATTTTATTTTATTGGTAAGTGGTTTTATTTAAAGCTCTTTACTACTTTAGGTCCTTTTAAAAACTCTATTTTTTTTAGATAATGTTCAATACTTTCATCAATAGCAGTTTCGCAGCTATCAACTGTTTCACGTCTTGTAACATCTATCCATTTGTTTTCATCATTCAGATCTTTGTGTTCTGCTTGAAAAAACCCATTAGGTAGTTCAACTATACGCCAGTTTTTTTTCTCAACAACATGTTCCCAAAGCTTTCTGGTTGCTTCGGTTATTCCTTGGGTACTATTGTTCCCCCAGGAATAGGTTTTATAAAAATAGGTCATGGTTAATGGTTAATATAGGTTTTGTCTATATTATGCTTTTTTTAATACTTCTGGTCCTACAATTTCTTCTCCACCTTCTTCTTCGATAGGCTCGTAGTTTCCAGTTTGAATATCAATTTTTATTTTACCGTACTTTTCTTCTAGCTTAGCTTGCAACTTATTCAAGTCTTGTTGAACTTCTGCTGCAGCGTGATTAAGCTGGTGTTTTTGTAATTCTAGGTTTCCAATTTGAGAAGCAGCATTATTAAGCTTACCTACAAATCCTTGTAGTTCTTCTAATTGTTCTTGGCTAATTTTGTTTTCTTGGTTTTCCATAATTTTAATGTAATTTTAATATAACTTAATTTAATTTAATTTACGCCCACGGCATTTCCGAGACGTCTTCGTTTGTTGGTATTTTTTGTTCGCTAATATTCTTGGTTATAATTTCTTGCATGTGATCAACTGGGTGATTAGCTTGAGCCCACTCAATAACATTTGCTTCTGTAACTGAAGACAAAGCAGTGAAAGTCTCAGAGTTAGGTGCACCAATAGGGCACGCTCCTGAGAATTCTGCAGTGTAAGGATTTCCTTCGGAATCATTTTCATCATCAGTTCCTACGTATTTAAAATTTACGTGTGTAATCACATCCGACAAACCGTCGAGACTGGGTGCTTTTTTCATAGCCGTGATAGCCCATGTGTAAGTAATTGCCATAATTTATTGTTTTTTTTGTTAATTTTAACTATTTATTATTATCACTTGTTTTTACAAATATCTAATTTAGTGAATATACTAATTATTTTCTAAAGTTTCAAGTCTTGACTTCAAGTCATCTATTATTGTTTGTTGTTCTTGTATTGCTTTAGTTAATATAGGCACCATCTTCTCATATGTTATACCGTAATGATCTTGTTCAGGAATTCTATCAACAACAAGATTAGTTTGATTAGCAACGTCGTAGCCAAATGATTTTTCAACAACTTCTACTTCTTGTGCTAAAAACCCTAGTGTCAATTCTGGTAGCTTGTTAGTTCCATCAGGTGTTCTGTCTTCGTAATCTGATCTTTTGTCCCATCTATAAGTGACGGGATTAAGTTGTTTTACAAAATCTAGTCCAATATCTATAGGTGTTATATCTGTTTTGTCTCTAGCATCAGAGTTAACCGTCCAGCTTATTTGTATTCTAGCCGTAGTGTGTGACTCGTTCCCCATGTGTATCTGATGGTTATGACTAGTTACACCGGCTATAGATTGTGGTGATTGGTAACCTGTTCTACCCGCTGAAATACCAAAAAGTAAATTATTACTACCAGTTGTTACGTTATAACCAGTTGCGTCACCCATCGCAATGTTATTTGCCCCGGACGTTAAACTAAACAATGCCGCGTAACCATAAGCAAAGTTTCTAGTACCAGTATTACACGCTCCTAAAGCTTCGGGCCCAAAAGCAACGTTTTGCCCGCCTGATGTAATAGCATTCATAGTTGTGCTGTTACCGACTCTAAAATTACTATTTTTATAATTTATATAATTAATAGTAGCAGCATTTAAAATGCCTGTGCCAGCAGGGTCAGAATAATAAGCAGTGTTCGCTGAATCATAGAAAATAGGCGCTCTTAAGCTATTAGCTGCTTGAACATAATTACCTGATTTTCCTACAGCAAAAATTTCAGTGCCCATAGTTTGATCTGAATAAAACCTAACTCCTCCATAATTAGGGTGAGCACCTAGTCTTATACCTGTATGAAATGCTAAATCTAGTTTATTATAATTACCCCCATAATTTTCCTTGGTTGTTTTTATGGAATAATGATCTACAGAGTCAGCACTGTCTCCAGAAAAAGTAATAGCCCCAGAAGTTGTACCTGAAGATCCAGACACATCTGAATTAGCACCTACAATTAAATGCCCTGCCGTTCTAAGTTGTTGGGAGTGTACAATATTAAAATTAGATGTATCGGCATGATTTGCGTAATAACCTGTATTGTTTGAATCATAGTATATTGGTGATCTCACGCTGCCATCAAAAGTAGCTACACCTGCAGCAGAAATACTAGCTGTATTTGTTGAACCTACTTTTCTAAATATCCAACCCCTAGCGTTGTTGTTATTCATTGTAAAAAATGTAGCCCATCCATCAGTAACAGCACCGTGAGTTCCTTGACTAGATGTACCAGTAAACAACATGCCATAAGTTGGTACACCACCATTATACGTACCATAAAGAGAGACTCCATGTGCTGATGATTGTGATCCAGATTGATTAACCCCAACTCCTACTTGATGATTTACCAAACTTAAAACCGAAGTACTATTCGGATGTAAATAATAACCTGTGTCAGTTGAATCATAAAATATTGGCGCTCTCCAATCCGCATGAGCTTGACCGCTACCAGAAGTATTAAACCAAAATCTAGATCCCCAAGTGGTTACACCCATAAGACCACCACAACCATAATGAGGGTTTGAATTGTTATCATAAGATCCCATAGTAAACACAGTGGGATTCCAATTAGCCCACCCCATTGACCATCTACGGTAACCACCAGATATATTACCAGTCATGGTCATCGCAGCACCATGTTTTGAATTTGATGTACCTGCAGTCGCATTTATATATAAATGAGGATAGTAATCGGAATTTATAA